CTTGTTCATGGTAGTTTTTCCTTTTTGGCGGGTTATGTTACCTCACGAGGTAACGGACTTTATAGATTAACGACGGGTGCCCCTAGCAATATCAATGGGTTACATTAATCTATAATCTATAAAGTGTTTTTTGGCGTTTGGTTAGACGGTGTTATGGGATCAAACCGTCTAGCCGCCTGAGCAGTCGATTACTCAATATATACACTTTATAGATTATAGATTATAGATTAAGAGAGAGCGGACGTTGAGCAATGCCCGCTCTCTTGACGGTATTACCGTGCCTTGATCAAACGTGTCTCTGGAACATAAGCGTCCATCTCGGCACGCACGTTGTAGGCGGGTGCGAGCCTGTTAAAATCACCGAACGTTTTACAAATCTTATGATTGCGGACGTCACGGTGATGACGGTTACCGTCGCAGTCGACGTAATCAAGCGTGGCGACAACGCGCGAGCGACGGGTAGAATTATTAATGACACGGTACGAGGTGCTGATCATGTTATGTTACTTTCCAAGGTTAAAAAGATGAAAAAGGGTAGACTAAAAATTTCCAAACGCGCGGGAGACAATCCCCCCGCGCAATAATTTTTGGGATCAATCGGACGCAATCCGACTGGTGGCGTCTAATGCATCAGCTAGTGTCACCGCCCCCGCGCGTCACCCTCACAATTCGGGTTCCTAGCGCGCGGACGCTTAGCGTCGCGCATTACTACCTATTCACAATGTCAAACAGCCGGTAGTCCGAGGGCATCGCCCCCTTCGACCTAGTTACCGTACGAGGTAACCCCCCCTCCCCCCTGCCCCTGCCCCCATCTGGACAAGGGGGGGCAGGGGGGGCGCGCCTTTTTAGGTACCTTAAAAATACGTAGCTTAAAAAAATAACATCTTGACATAGTGTTCACGTTCATATAATAAAACACAAACGCCCAAAGGAACCCCTATGTTCACAATCGAAGATTATTTAAATACGGTAAACAAAACCATTGACGCCCTTAGGCAGTTACTAAACATGGTTCCTGAAAATAATGACCATTTAATCTTCGAGATCAAACGGGAAATAGCCATCCTCGTTGAGATACGAGAAAAGCTCTGGATGCTAAATACCAATATAGCTTTTATAACGGTTCATTAAGTCCAAGCGGATGACGACATACGCGCACCCGATGATCCGCTTCTCTTTGGCTTGAAACGATTAGCTAACATATCAGTCATTCCGCCATGAGCGGCGACACAAGCATACTGAAACGCGTCTGCGATATGGGAAAACTCATTCTTGTCGGGTACAGACTTGCGTACACCCCCGCGTGTCTTGGCATAACGATACCCACCAGACAGAGCACGGATCAATGTAGGGCACCGCCCCTTGTCAATTAGAACGGCAGGTCCACCATCGCGTTGGCCCAGCAACCAACTCTCAACTGCGCTCACCCGCTTGTCGATATCGTTTGTAGGCGCGGGATATGCCATAAGCCCATGACGCTTGATAAGATCGAACGATGTCTCCTCGTAAAGCGTGGAGCGCTGCTTACCTGCTGGGTCACCTACGATAATAATTGGCCTACCAAAATACCGCTCGCTCATTAGCACCGGCTTGATTGCTCTCTGTAGCTGAAGCTCCAACCCGATATCTTCGGCAACAATTTCTTCCAACACCAGCAACCTACCCTTATGGTCTGTTTGGCACACCACCGCACAGGGGTCTCGTCCAAAGTCTAGCCCCACCAAAAGTGGGTAGCTTGAGACTGGCATAACTTCGTCTGCAACATGGAAGTTGATTTTGAATGTCTCACGGAAGACTGCTGTGCCCGATGGGTCATCGCCGTACTCCGCGTACACATACCGCTTGCACCAGTCCGGCGAGTTGGAACGGATAAACCGCTCGTAGTATTTACGACCTTGGTCTTTGCGGGCTTCATCATTAGGTGGTAGCCTCAGCGTATCGGGAGTCTGCGTTAACCATTCAAGGTTCTCAGCTCTGGAGCTCATACCCGACGGCTGGACAAATATCTGCCAGTCAGGTGGTGTATTAAGGTCCATGAAACGGTGCCATGGTGACCCGATGGAAGGCATGTTGGTATCGGCAATGATACCCATCCAAGTGCAACCACCCTGTGCCGCTGACGGATAGCGCCCACAACGACCTGCTAACGGGCTGACGATGCCAACGTCCATTTCGATGCACTCCGACATCCAAGCGCCGGTCAACTGCATAGACAGCAGTCTGCGTTGATCCTCGGTGTCCTCCAGTGGGATGAGGAGCCACTCAGACTTTACATCACCGATCTCGATATAGATCGTATTGTCGGATACCTTGTAGGTGGCAATCCCTTGAAGCCAACTGGTGATGTCTTTGAGAACCGTGTCTTTAAGCTGCTTGAGGGTTTGGCGGACGATTGCAAAGCGGGTGTATCGTATACCATCGAGTGCGGGGGTCTGTTCACATGCACGGCGGAATAACTCAAATAGGCAGGCTGTTGTTTTACCGGAGCCAACGGGACCGGCGATGAGGCGACCAAATGATTCTGATTTCATAAAGAGGGCGCAGGTAGGTGGGGCAGTGTAGTTAATCGAGGTCATTTTTCACCAAGTAGTTATAGGCGTTTAGTAGTGACTGGGGTTGATCCCCAAGCATACCAAGAGCCCTGTTGCATTGACTGCATAATAAACCACGAACCCTATTGGTCACGTGGCAATGGTCCACACTTAGTACACCATGTGTTTCATCGGACGAAACCCTATCGCACAAAGCGCAGGTTCCCCGTTGGGCTATTAACATATCAAAATATTCGTCTATTGTTATACCGTACTTTTGTTTGAGGCGGTGCTTACGGTCTCTTTCTGGATAATTTTTGCGGCGGTCAGCCTGCTTCTGCATAACTTTTTCTTTATTCCTACGGTAGTAGGCTTTTTGATTTCTATTTCTTTGTTCTTTATAAAGCTCTTGTTTAGTTTTCATGGTCTATTACCTTGGAGGTAACATCCTTTTCGATCTTCAAAGTTTGGTCAGCCCCCAGATTAATCGTAACCGAGAACCGTTCGCCAACCACGCTCGAGTCGTAATTGTTTCCTTTGATCCCGGCGAACCCGGAAACGGTTTTAAGAATTTCGTTTTTTGCGTTTAGGGCTTCTTTGGGGTCGTGTGCACGGGCAAAAAACTCTGGTAGGGACTCTTCTACGAAAGCCAAGGACTTCAAACGGACCCGCTCGGAGGTGTTGGTGGCGCTCTGCCAAGCTTCAACTTCAGACCGTAGGAATGCCTGAAACGATTTATTGTCGGAGATTATCTGCCATTGTTCTGGGGTGAGTCGGTGGGTTGCTAATATTTGTTCAAAGGGTATAATATCCATTGCGATTTCTCGCGCGAGCTTTAATAATGTTAATTCATTAAAGCCCTGTTGCTCGGGGAGAGCAGTCATATTTTACTCCAAGGGTTCTAAGCCAGTTGATTTCTACCCCCATTATACTGTATTGATGGGGTAATCGTCGAGAGCCGGGAAAAATTTTTATGGCAGTATCATCAATGGGCAGTGTTTTGCGGGTTGTGGGACCGGGGCAACTCGACGCCGCGATTAAAGCACGTGACGAAGAAGTAGCCAATGCCCAAAACGCATCAGCACCAGAAGAGCTTACAGCCTTAGCTTCTTATGTGCAGAGACAATATGATATTTACCGCCGCCACCGTAACAACGCAATGGCAGGTTGGTCAGATCGTTTGCTAAATGCGCTGCGTGTATTTAACGGGCAGTATGATTCTAGCAAGCTAAATGAGATTCGGCGCTTTGGTGGCTCGGAGGTTTATGCCCGAGTTATTGCCATGAAGTGCCGTGGCGCATCGTCTCTTCTTAGGGATGTGTATCTTTCACCAGACCGTCCATGGGGTTTGGATGCGCCAGACGATCCAACCATTCCACCACAAATCCTCCAAGCAATTAACCAGCTTATTCAATCTGAGATGCAGAGCATGGCCCAACAGGGTCAACCTTCTGATATTGATTCTATTAGGAATCGTACTCAGCAATTGGTTGAGGCTGCGCGTCAAGCGGCTAAAAAGAAAGGTCACCAGCAAGCTCGGATTGCTGAAGATAAACTTGACGAGATTCTTAAAGAAGGTGGGTTTTACAAAGCGTTAGCCGAGTTTATTACTGACTTACCTTTGTTCCCCTTTGCGGTTATCAAAGGGCCAGTAGTTCGCATTGTGCCGGAAGTTACTTGGCAAAGTAACCAAGCAACTGTTGAGCAGAAACCTAAACTAACTTGGACCCGTGTATCCCCATTTGACATTTGGTGGACACCCGGAGTGTCTGATATAGAAGACGCTTCGGTTATCGAACGCACCAAGTTTACTCGCGCCGATCTTAATGATCTTTTAGATTTACCCGGGTACAACACCGAAGCCATTCGTGGTGTATTAGATATGTACGGTTCGGGCGGGCTTGTAGATAACTGGGATCAGACCGATTCGGAACGCGCAGTCCAAGAAAGCCGTGAAAACCCACAGCTTAACCAGTCAGAGTTAATTACTTGCATTGAATTTACAGGAAATGTTCAAGGCAAGTTACTTCTTCAATACGGTATGGACGAAAAACAAATCCCTGACGAATTACGTGATTATTATGTACAGGTTTGGAAGATTGGGAACTTTATTATTAAGGTTCAAATGGCCCCAAGCCCACGTAAAAGGCACCCATATTACATAACATCATTCGAAAAAGTGCCCGGAACACCCGTTGGAAACGGCCTTCCAGACATCTTAAACGACATTCAAGAGGCTTCAAATGCCACTTTGAGGGCGTTAATTAACAATCTTTCCATCAGTTCTGGGCCTCAAGTTGTCGTAAATGATGACCGTTTGAGCCCAGATGAGGACGGAGAAGAGCTATTTCCATGGAAAAGGTGGCACGTTCAAGCCGATCCAATGGGTAATAACGCTGCTCAACCCATTAGTTTTTTCCAACCAAACTCAAATGCACAAGAACTTTTAGGTGTTTATAAAGAGTTTGTTAATATGGCAGACGATTTATCTGCCATTCCTAAATATTTATCCGGTAGTGGGGCAGGCGGTGCAGGTCGTACTGCTTCTGGATTAGCTATGCTTATGGGCAATGCTTCCAAAATTCTCCAAACAGTTGCCGCTAATATTGACCGCGATGTGTTGGAACCGCTTCTTGGCGGGTTGTTCGATATGGTCATGTTGACCGATCAGTCCGGTTTGTTAACCGGCGAAGAAAAAGTTCGCGTTCTCGGTGTTTCTGTTGCAGTGCAAAAAGAAACCCAGCGTGCACGCCAGCTTGAGTTCTTGCAAATTACAGCTAATCCTATGGACGCTCAGATTGTTGGACCTAAGGGGCGCGCTGCGATCCTTCGCAATGTGGCAACCACAATTGGACTTCCCGGCGAAGATATTGTACCAAGTGAAGACCAACTTGACCAAATGCAGAAGCAGGCGGCGGCAGTTGCCCAAGCACAAGGCCAACCCGGTCACGGCGGTATGGGTAACAACGCAGCAGACGCACAGGGCGGGCAAAACGATACCGGGGCAAGCGGCGACATGGGGCCGCGTACTAATATTTCTGGGGGCTAAAATGAAATCTGTACTTAAAGGTATACCACATACTCACTCTAAAGTTATTAGTAAGTATGTAGAAGGCGGTAAAGTAACCGAAGCACAACGTTCCGACGCGTTTGATTCTTCGCAACGTAAAGAGCTTGATAACGCTGCAAAGAAATTTTTACAAGAAGATCAAAACAGAGATAATTCAGTTTCTGGGGCTAAAGACCTTCCGGTAATGGTGACCGATAGGAATGGTAATTATAATCCGGGAGCAACAGGTGCTATGTCTGCAAACAATTTTATTGATGCTGTGAATGAAAAATATAATTTCCCTGAAGCTACCCGTAACAGAGCAAAAGCAAACGCAAAAACAAAAGATAGTGACCGCAGATGAAACTTTCAGGCGTAAAACACTACGAATCTAAAGTAATTAGTAAATACGAGAACGGAGGTTCTGTATCTGCTGGATCAGATTTGGATGAGCATACTGAAGATCGTATTAATGCCGATACAATCGAAGAAGGGAATATTAATTTACACAATCGACCACGGGTAAAGAATGGTGACAGTATTAGTACAGTCCGCACTATTGGGATTACCACTGATCGAGGTGAAACTAATATTCCAACAGTTAGTGACGACGGCAAAATTATGAGTAACCAAGATGCGGTTAATCAATTTTTGAAAACCGGTAAACATTTGGGTATTTATAAAAGTCAGAACATAGCTGATAAAGCGGCTGAGCGATTGCATAGAAAGCAAGCAATAGAGTATAAGGATTAGGATGAAACCTCTTATTCGTCAGATGAAAGGCCCGGGAATGAACGAGGGTATGAAAAAACCTCGTAAAATTCCTGCGTTGCCCAAACCAATTCCTATCCCGAGGGTTCCTCAGGAAGAACCAAGTTCTTACATTCCTCAATCGCAAATGCAGCAACCTTCTATGCCGCAATCGCAATTTAAGAATGGTGGAAAAGTCCAAGCCATGTCCTATGGCAAGGGCAGTAAAGTTATCTCTTGTCAGAACTACTAAGGAAAAAATATCATGGCTAAGAACTCTCAGGTAATGGGTAAAGAGAAGTCCGAAATGGACAATCGCTTTGCTAAAGGTGGTACGACTAAGATGTTTGGCCCGCAGGATTCTTCTGCTGCCAATCCCGGCACTTCGTCGCCAAACAATGGTAACACCAAGCCAAATAACAAATTTGGTTTAGGTAACAACGTTGGTAAAGGTACGATGTTTGGTGAGCAAGATGCTTCGCCAGCTCAACCCGGCGAATCTTCGCCATCTAATGGTCGCAAAGCTCCAGACAACAAGTGGGGCGTTAAGGGTGGCACGACCAAAATGTTTGGCCCACAAACTGCTGATACAGCAATTCCCGGTTCATCTGCTCCCGGTAACGGTTAATTTAGGAAGGTAATACAATGGCTGTTATAACTAAACTTTATGTTGATCCTAGCGATATCTCCGGTGTAGTTGCCGGTCGCGATTCGGTTACGAACTCTATTACTGCTTATGCAGGTGGCGGTCAGACTAACGCAACCGCTCTTACATCGGCTATTAACCGCGTAACAACGGTTGCTTCCGGCAACGATTCGGTAAAGCTCCCAGCAGCAACTGTTGGTGCTCGTGTCGAAGTTATTAACGCAACTGCAACTAACTCGCTGAACGTATACCCAGTTTCCGGTGAATACATGAACGCTACCCAGAATGGTGCGTTTGCTGTAGCGGCTGTCAAGGCTGCTTCGTTTATTTGCGCAGTTACTGGTACTTGGAATACGATTTATAGCGCCTAAGGAGTTGTTCAATGGCTAATTATAAGACTGGCCCTATGGGCATGAGTTCGGGTTCTGATGATCCCCAGACTCCGAACTATAAAAAGCTAAGTCATGTCGGTGAACTTCCTGCAAAACAAATTGCGCATGAAATTCTTCCAAACCGTCATTCTCGTTCAACTATTACCGGCGGGGATTTAGTTCAGCGTTCAATGAATAATTATTCTAAAATGAGCCCAGCAGACGCTAACGGCGTAGGTACAATGGGTATGAATATCTTTTCAATGGGTCGTAATTTTTAATGGATGAAGACCTTGCGGTAAGAGCGTCTATATTATCAAGAACTGCCCCTGAGAGCTGGAAAGAGTTCTTAGGGGCATTTACACAATATACCAATAAGCAACGGGATAATCTTGTTGCATCGCCCTTTGAAACATTACCGGTAGCCCAAGGACGCGCGCAAGCTTGCACCCGTCTCCTTGACCTATTGATAAATTGTCAAACTAAGGCCGATCAATATCAAAGGAAAAAGTAAGTGAAAGAACCAACTATGCAAATTGACTCGGATGTCAAAATGCCCGCTGCCGTACTTGCCGCAGCCGCACGCTCCGAAGAAATTATTAATTCTTTAAATAACCAAAATCAGGAACAAACATCAGTTACCTCAGAAGGTAACACCCGAATAAATCCTGATTTTTCGTTTCAAAGTTCCTCAAACCCCGCCCCACAGGAACCAGAAAGTGTTAATCCTAACGACGAAAGTTGGGAACATAAATATAAATCTGTTAATGGACGTTACACCCGCCAGCAAGAACAAGTTCGACAGATGTCGGAGCAAATTCAAAACCTACAGAATGTAATTTCTGATCTACAATCTAATTCTTATTCTCATGTAGATTTACCAGATTTATCTATTGAGAAACTTATTACCGCTGACGAAGAACGGGATTATGGGTCTGATTTTTTAAATGTTGTGGGTAAAAAAGCTCGCGAAGAATTAACCCCTGTTGTTAAAGCGTATGAAGCAAAAATTGCTGAATTAGACGCAAAACTCCAAGGTTTAAATGGATTTGTGGCCCAAGATACCCAAGCTAAATTACTTGCTACTTTAGATAGTCGCCTCCCTGATTGGAGAGATTTAAATACAAATTCTGATTTTCTTGACTGGTTGAAGTTGCCAGATCCATATTCTGGTGCTATTCGTCATGAAATGCTGAAGTCAGCGTACTCGCGCAATGACGCCGCCCGAGTACTAAACTTCTTTAACGGCTTCCTCGCTGAAGAGGCTGCTGTGGCACCCGCATACAGTGGGCCGAACCAAGGTCAGACCACCACGGTCCCTAAGGTTCCGCTCGAAAATTTTGCGGCACCCGGCAGAGCCAAGACTGCGGCTGCGTCTAACACAGCCCCCGCAGAGAAGCCCATCTTCACGCGCGCACAGATCGCTGCGTTCTATACAGACGTTAATGCCGGTAAGTACCGTGGCAAAGACGCTGAAAAGAACAAAGCCGAAGCCCAAATCTTTGAGGCTCAGCGGGAAGGGCGCATCCGTTAACATTCTCATTAAGGAAGCATAGCAATGGCTATTCCATCATCGGGTTTTGGTATCGCAGGAAGCGCAACCAGCCCAGCAATTTATCCTACCGGCGGTGCTGGTAACGCTTTCCAGTCGAACGGGTTTATCCCTGAAATCTGGTCGGGCAAACTTGTCGAGAAGTTCTACGCCTCGACGGTTCTCGCAGCAATCTCGAACACGGACTATGAAGGCGAAATTCGCAATCAGGGTGACCGCGTTAAGATTCGTACAAAACCTACGATCACCATCCGCGCCTACCTTGCTGACGGCACGCTCTCGCTTGACCGCCCAGAAGGTTCAAACGTTGAACTCTATATCGGTACCGGTAAGTACTTTAACACGATCCTTGACGATGTTATTGACGTACAGTCGGACTTGAACGCTTTGTCGATCTGGTCTGATGACGCGGCTCAGCAGCTCAAGATCAACGTTGATACGGACGTTCTTGGCGGTATTCTCAGCGGTATGCCAACTACTAATCGTGGTGT